TATATAATATATATAAAAATTGATTTATTTTTCTATTAAAATAGTTTAAGCATAAGACTACTTATTTTAACTACTATTAATAAGAGATATGTCAATTTATCCTGAACTTTCCTATAATGACCAGAAGGTAGAAATTCAAGATGTTAAGGGAATACAATTTAGTGTTCTCGGTCCGCAAGAAATTAGAAATCGCTCCGTCGTGGAGATTACTAAAACGGATACATATGCTGGTAGCGAGCCTATTGTAGGTGGATTATTTGATTCGCGAATGGGTGTCTTAGAGCATAACAGGATATGTTGCACTTGCGAGCAGAAAAATATCTTCTGTCCCGGGCATTTTGGACACATAGAGCTTGCGAAGCCCGTGTTTCACGCAATGTTCTTTGATATTGTCAAGAAATTACTAAATTGCGTCTGTTTTAAATGCTCCAAATGTTTAATATCTCCAGATACCGACAAGGAATTTAAACACGATATGCAAAGGATTATGTCTATTAAAAATAACCAGAAAAGATGGGAGGCTTATTTTAAGTTATGTAATACGACTACTAAAATCCGCGTATGTGGCGATGACGGCACAATTGGCTGCGGGGCTGTTCAGCCTACCAAATATATCAAAGAGAACTCTATGAAAATTATAGCAGAATGGAAGGATAGAAAGCAGGCGGCAAATAAGAACGGTGATAAGAATGCCGATAAAATCGTCCAAGAATTTACCGCCGAAGACATTCTCAAAATATTCTCACGCATAACTGAAAAAGAAATGGATATGATGGGATTTAATCCTAAGTGGAATAGACCCGAGTGGATGATATGCACCGTTTTACCCGTTCCTCCTCCAGCTGTGCGTCCTAGTATTATTGAAGAAAATGGGCAAAGGCGCGAAGATGATTTAACGCATAAACTGAGCGACATTATTAAAACAAATAAGCAGCTGGCCGAAAAGATATGCAAAGGGGCATCAGAGGAAACAATCAAATATGTCGCTATGTTATTGCAATACCATGTATTCACATTTATTAACAATCAAATGCCTGGTCTTGCTCCAGCTCAGCAAAGGAATGGGCGAAAACTCAAGTCGGTGTCTGATCGTATGAAAAAGAAGGAAGGGCGTATTCGCGGCAATCTCAATGGGAAGCGCGTAGATCAATCAGCTCGCTCTGTTATTACTCCAGATCCTTATATTAGCATTGATGAGCTTGGTGTTCCTATTAAAGTCGCCGTTAATATAACATTCCCTGAGGTTGTTAATGAGTATAACATTGACAAGATGCGCGAGTTAGTTAAAAACGGCTCTGAAGTCTGGCCAGGCGCTAAATATATCAAGAAAAGCACGCGAACCATTAATCTAAAGCATTCTATTGAACGAGATAAGAATGCCGCAGAGTTAGTAAATGGTGATATTGTTCACAGGCATTTAACAAATGGCGATTTCATCCTGTTTAACAGACAGCCATCGCTACACAAGATGTCTATGATGTGTCATAAGGTAGTTATTATGCCCTACCAAACATTCCGCCTCAATGTATTAGATACACCACCATATAATGCAGATTTTGATGGTGATGAGATGAATTTGCATTGCCCTCAAAATATCCAAACAATGAGCGAATTAATGGATATCGCTGCAGTTCCCTATATGATTTTAGCTCCTCGTGATGGGAAACCAATTATTGAGGTAGTTCAGGATACACTTGTCGGGTCTTACAGATTAACAAAAAGTTATACAAAGATACAAGATAAGACGCTTGCGAATATCCAGATGGTCAATAGCTATTTCAAAGGAAAACTAAGTAAACCTGATGATAACTATATGTATTCTGGCAAAGAGGCATATTCGCAAATATTACCTCCAGGCCTCTTTATTAACTTGAAGAATAAGAAAGAAGAGCAGTTTATTGTTAATAATAGTGTTATTGCGGCTAATTCGGGTTCGCTTGATAAGAAAACCTTTCACGATATTTCAACTGGTTTAATCCCTGTAATATACCACGATTATGGGCCATTTGAAGTTAGAAAGTTTCTTGATAATACGCAGCGATTAATATGCCGCTGGCTATTAACATCCGGTTTTAGCGTCGGTATCAGTGATTTAGTTCCCGACAAAAAAACAGAGGAGACGCTGAAGAACAAAATCAAGGAGATGAAGAATTTGGCTTATGATAAATTAGATGATATTAGACGAGGTATTATTGAGAACAATAGTATCTTTAGTAATGAAGAATATATTGAGCGCGAAATCATTGCAATCCTTGACAAGACGACAAATAATGTAGGTAAAATTAGTTTAGACCAGATTGATGATACTAATAACCGTATGATTAATATGGTTAAAGCCGGCTCTAAGGGTAAAGAAATCAATGTAGCACAAATGATTGCTTGTGTCGGTCAGCAGAATGTAGATGGCAAGCGTATCACTTATGGATTCACTGACAGAACGCTGCCGCATTATACTAAATATGATGATGGCCCTGAAGCACGCGGATTTGTTAAGAATAGTTTCATTAGTGGGCTAACACCTCAAGAAGTATTCTTTCACGCGATGGGTGGTCGCCAGGGACTTATTGATACCGCTGTTAAAACATCAGAGACTGGATATATCCAGCGAAGATTAGTGAAGGCAATGGAAGATTCCAAAATCAATTATGACAATACTGTGAGAACCGCGACAGGCTCTATAATTCAATATATATATGGTGAAGACGGGATGGATGGATGCAAGATAGAGACACAGTATATTAATACTATTAATAAAAATATGGTTGAATTGGATAATGAGTATAACCTTAAAAGTTCTGAGCATCTTGACATTTATATGACTGAAGAGGCATTTAAAACCATAGATGCAGATACTTATAAAAGATGCGCCACGCATTTTGAAGGAATGCTTAGCGACAAAGAGTTCCTTATTAAGAAGGTGTTTAATGGCGAGAAGAAGTATATTATCAATTATCCTATTCCGTTTGACAGGATAATCAACATAGCACATCAGCGCTTAGTTGCTCTCAATATTAAGAAAATCAAGACAGACCTATCTCCTGATTATGTGCTTGATGCTATTGACAAGATTAAGCACGATCTATATGTTAAGGACAGGATACAGGGAATGTTATATTTCAATATATTACTGAGACTACACTTAAATCCTAAGAAACTAATAGTTCATTATCATTTTACAAAGGATACATTTGACTGGATTGTATCGCAAATATATGAATATTTTAATCAGGCGCTCGCGCAGCCTGGTGATATGGTTGGGATAATTGCAGCTCAAACTATTGGTGAATTGGGAACACAGATGACGCTTGATTCTTTCCATGTATCTGGAACAGCAGCAGCTGTTAAGGCTACATCGGGTGTCCCGCGATTGAAGGAAATTCTTTCGGCGACAAAGAAAACGAAGACGCCTACTTTAATTATCTATATGAAGCCTGATGTATCTTGTGTTATTAATCCATTGAAGGATGAGAATGGCGACTTTATTGATCCGCGTATTGATATTACAAAGAATAATGCTATCAATATTAAAAATTCAATAGAAATAACAAAGCTGTCTGATATTCTAAAGCATAGCGAAATATACTGGGACAGTGATCAGTTTTATGAGACAAATATTGAGCAGGATGCAGGAATTATGAGTATCTACAAGGAGTTTGAAAGAGTAGAAGATAATGTTTGCAAGGCGCGAACAACATCTCCGTGGGTATTGCGGCTTGTCTTTGACAAAGAGAAGATGAATACTTTCGGTCTCAAGATGATTGACATTTATACCAAACTGAAAACATCCTATGAAAAATATATTGATTGTGTTTATAGTGATGATAACGCAGATGAATGTGTATTTAGAATCAAGATGACGGAACAGGCTTTTAATGGGATTGACGAGAAGGATGAGATTGCTACTATTAAGGCAATTGAGCATAACATAGTATATCAAGTGCTGTTAAAGGGATACAAGGGAATTAGAAAGGTATCTTTGAATAAAAAGAATTATACTAAATATAATGATGAAACCAATAAGTTTGATACTATATTAGAATGGGTGCTTGACACGGATGGAACTAATCTTATAGATATCCTTGCAAACGCTAACATAGATACATCGCGAACTATCTCTAATGATATTCGGGAAATATATGAGACACTTGGTATTGAAGCATCGCGCCACGCTTTATACAAGGAGTTGCTTGCAGTTGTTACGGAGGGTTCTATGAATTACAGACATATGTCCCTGCTTATTGACACGATGACTTATAAAGGTCAATTAATGTCAATTGATAGGCACGGAATTAATCGCGGAGATATTGGGCCACTTGCAAAGTCGTCTTTTGAAGAATCTACGGATATGCTTATAAACGCGAGTATATTCGCAGAATACGACAAGGTTAATGGAGTATCTGCAAATGTTATGCTTGGCCAGCAGCCACCTTGCGGAACTGGAGATAGCCGTGTTCTAATTGATGAAGAGCATATGATGGAACTATTAAAGGATATGGATGATACTGTGAAGACGGTGAAGGCCGATAAATTGAAAGTTATTCAAGAAGAACCTGAAGAGAAAGATGAGGTATATTCTAATGATGATTTACAAATTATAATTAATCAAAAAGAAATTAAGAAGAGTAGATGCTATAAATTACCTGAACAGAAGGTGATTATTAAGTAAAAGTAAGTATTATTAAGTAAAAGTAAGTATTATTAAGTTAAGTATTGTATATTATTAAGTTAAGTATTGTATATTATTAAGTATTACTAAGTTATTTATTTTTATATTTTATATATATTAGATATCTATTTTTACACATTTTTAAGGCAGATAATTTATAATCTTTGCTTTTTGCGTGTAGGCATTATTATATGATATAAAATTGAAATAAAAAAATGTTTATAATTATTTATAATTATTTTACAGAGTTATAAAAATTATATGCTAATAAATGAATGTTAATAATTATCTTCTCCAATAATAACTTATTCTTCAACAGGTATTATTTCATTTTGAAATTTATCAAAATTTTCAGTATTTACTGAACTTGTATCATCTTTTTTTCATAGTTTTTTTTACTCTATTGCATCTTACTAAATCACTAATTTCTTGTTTGGATAATTTTTTATATTTAATTCCAAGTGTAATTAGGTAAGGTTCAATAAGACTAATAATTTTTTTATTGTAAAATTCAGTTCCAGCATCATATTTAACATTTAATTCACAAAACTCATTTTGTAATAAGCGTTCAACAATTCCCATTTTTTCAATAGGAACTTCAAACACCTCTTCAA